AAATCCTATTAATCCACATTCTGTTGTTGATGCGGTTACAACTCTTTTTACAACTTCATTAACACTAGAAATATCTAAAGATCTTTCCGATCCATAATCTATGTTGTTAAGAGTGATTGCTTCTTTGACTGTTACTGTTAATGTTGCCATAATTTAATTCCTTACGGTGTCTGTTGAGGAACGGGTATACGAGGTTCGCCGTCTGTATAATCGTCTCTTCTTCTTCTACCTAATTGTTCTCCACCGAATTTTTGTGCTTCGGTTTGATATTTTTGTTCGTATAATTGTAGCATATCCATTGGGCCTTTTAAATAACTAAATGCCTCCACTAGACATGCATATAAAAGTCCATTTCCAAAATTAAGACTTAAATAAGTTGTCGTATTTGCTGAACTCAATCCTATTGGTCTAGCATTATACTGAATTTTGTACATAAAAGCTGAAGAAGGTGTTGGAACAATTGTAATTCTTCCTGAAGAAGTTGCACCACTTCCCTCTGCTCCTCCTGACATAGCATAATATTTTGGTGTGCCAGTAGTTGTTTCAGCTGCATCATATTCTCTTAAAAAACTAATATCTTTCTTTTCTAGCCAGCTATTAGCACCAGTTGCAGCAGTCGTTGAAGTATAAACCTGTATTCCTCTAACAAATAAAGTTCCAGCTGGAGCATGAACATTATCTTTGGAAGCTGTTAAATTTCCAAGCATTTCTTTTCGATCTGCATCAAGTGGAATTTCTCTTTGAATTCTAAGTTCTGAATTATCTATAAATTGGTCTGTAATTGTACTTGAAAGTACGCCTGTTCCAACTTCAGTATAATTCTGAATTGCCGTTGTCAGTGTTGAATAAGTAAATCCTGCCATATTATGCCGTTAGAGTTGCTGGACCAGCCGAACAATTCTCTCCCCCTCCTGATACTCCTCCACTTGTAGCAGTATCTGTATTGACAGTAAAGTAATAGTAGTCATCTGTCTGTGTTACATCACCACTAGAGTCTCGTTTGCCTACGGTGATCGAGTAGCCAGAAGCATATGCAATATTAGATCCTGTAATACCATCAAAACTGTTTGGATCACTAAAAGATGCAGAAGTAGAAGGTGCTCCTCTAAATCTAACTGTATCACTTGTTGATCTACCATGACCTTTTTCAAATACATTTATAATTCCAGATGAAGCTGAAATAGTAGAAAAAGGATCTGGTCCTAAAATTGCAATGACTTCATTTTCAGTTCTATCCGGTCTTGCATTTAATAAACCTCGTTCTCCCCCTGCATGTCCTCTTGGTTCTAATTGAGGATGTTTTGCTTCGTATTCTGTTTTATGTACAAACATACCATTCCATTCAGTAACCATTTCATTGTACGGAAATTCCATTCCTGATCTATCCGATATTGCTTTTGCGTATTTTGCCATTATGTTCCTGGGTAATAAACTTTCGGTGTTATGTGAACACTAGTAGAAGAACCGTCTTCTGATAATGCTCTAGCTAACTCATCTTCATAATATAATTTCATTTGTTGAGCTACCTGTGGGTTAAATTTTTGTGCTAAATAAAATGCTAAACCAGATGCCATACAAGGTACGAATCTATACGGTACGTCTGTTGCATCTGTATATGTAGAGTCTGCGTCTTGAATTCTTTTTACAAAGAAAATGTGAATTTCTTTTGATGCATTAGATGAATCAGGTGTCGGGTAAAGAGTGACCGTTGTTTTATCAACAAGTCTTTGAACAAAATATCTAGAAGGTGTTCCTTTTGATAATTTATTAGCTAAACTTGAAAAGGTTGATCGATCTGTTTTTGTAAGTGTGGAATCAGCTTGATCTGTATCTCCTCTATCGGATCTAAGAGTAGCTTCTAAAACATCAGCCAAACCATAGGTTGATGTTCCTGTTGTTCCGCCTGCTGTAGTAGAACTTGTTCCATCACCTGATGCTCTATAAAAAGTATATTCTGCCTGACCTTCAATAAGATCAATATTGGTATCACCTACTTCCCAGTAGTGCAAACCTCTATTGCCCCATTCTTGAAACATTACATTTAAAGAACGTCTCGCCGTTTTTAGTTGATATCCAGAAGTTACTTGTGAACCTATACGTTCGTATGCTTCTGCTATAATTTCGTCTACTGCAAAAGTTTTGTCAAAAGTAACTGTGCCTGAAGTTGTATTGGCCATAAGTTACCTCCTAGTACGATTTACTTAATTCTAGAATAATCGTGTAAGCATCATTAGCGGTATGATGCAAAGTTGTTAAATCAATATCTCCATTAATGCCGCCACCTGCATTATTTTTAATTCCACCAAAAGATCTAAAATCAAAATGTCCATTAGTAGGTTCTAGAGTTATTCCAGCGCCTAAAATTAATGCTTTAACATTAGATGAAGCATTCCATTCTAAATCAATTCTCATTCCTGAAATTGCATACCATACTTGTGTAATATGAACTCTTGCACAAGCGGCTCCTGTATGTGAATTTGCGGTTAAAGCTGAGACATCTACTTTTGCTACAGATGCTTCACCTGAACCATCAGAGATGTTTGTAAATTTCATTACCGCGGTTCTATCACCATCTGATAATGTTTGACTTGTTACTGCGTCTGCCATTTTTTCCTCCTGTTAGAGAGAGGGAGCCGAAGCTCCCGCTCTATTAAAGTTAATTATTACGCGCTGTATCCGTAAAATTTAAGTATAAATTTTCCAGCGTCATATACACCATCTGTTCCACCACCTGAACCAACTAGATATAAATATCCGTTAGCTGCGGGTACAGTTGTAAAGCCTTTTGGAGCTAATATATTAGTCCAATCAACTGCTGTATTTAAAACTGCAGTTTCTACCAAAGCAGTAATTGCAGTATCTTCAGTACCAGTAGCTACAGTCGCTGCATATAAATCAATGTCTGGTTCACCAGTAGTTGGTGTTTCTAAACACTGCATATAACCAGATAAAATAGTACCGTTGTTAGCTGCTGTGATTTGTCCATAGTGACAATTAGCAGTTGCTTCTTTACCGATAATATCGGCTGCAGCACTTGAACTTAAACCAGTTAGATCTAAAGCAATAGTTGTTTCAATTATATTACCAACAGTTACTACTGAATGTTTTGTAATTGCATTTGCTACTGCTGATATACCAGTTCCTACAGTCATTAAAGCTGTAGTCGCTAGACTTGTTGCGCCTGTAACAGCTAATGTGCTTGACGCAGTTACAGCACCTGCTGAACTAACTGTAAAATAATCAGTATAAGCTCCAGTTGCTGCTGTTTTTACAGAGACCTTAAGACCAGATTCTGCTCTTACTGTTCCCTGAAATGTTGTGTTTGCCATAATATTCCTCCTAGAATATTTTAAATGTAGTCCCTAGGGGATGTCGACTATACGCGTCTACATTTAAGTTTTTTTAAAATTTGTATAGTGAATAAAATATATATGAAATTTGAGTAGAGTGCAAGAGATCCCTGCATAAAAGTACGATTTCAGCGATGTGGCGTTTATCTAAGTTGCCACAGAAACTTGGGCAGCTGAATCACTGATTTTGTTTTCTCTATCAGCAACTTTAAATTCTTCAGCTTTGATCTGGGTGATGATACTTCTAATCTTCTCATCAATTTCGACCATATTAAGAGTATATTTTCCATGTTGATTATACTCATACTGCCAACCTAACTCCAAGGACCTCTTTTGTTTGTATAGGTCTTCGGTCATTACTAACCTCCTCATAGGTTATTCTACGGGGAGTGTCTCTAAACATTCCCGTTGATTCCCACTTTATACTCTTATCTCCTAATTTGTCAAGGATAGATTGTTCAATAGATTCACGATTATCCCCCGCTAAAACTTCAAATTTAGCGTGATAGTCATAAGCCCATATCTGTACTAGGAATTTTTTAAGCATTTCTTACCTTATTTGCAAAATGTGGCGGAACTATGTCCCGCCACAAATTTATTTTGGATTACGCACCCTCTACACCGAAGATACCTCTATAGTCGGATACTCCAAACGAGTATCTTTCTCTAGCTTTGTATCTAACGTTGCCAGTATCAAAATCACCTTCCATAGCAGTTTTTAAAGCTGCTCTTTGGAACATTTTCATACCGTTAGGGACATCAGTAATGATGTACCAACTATCTGTATCAGTTAAGAAATTGTTCACTCTATAACCTTGAGGAACCATTCCCATTGATGCTACAGCGTTGATATCATTATCTGCTGTTCCAGTTCTGCCTGGAGATTTCATCAATCTCTCAGCATTGAACTGATTAGCTGAAGGAATAACCATTTTCATTCCTCTTGCTGCGACTCTTATTCCACGTTCATCTGTCATTCCAGCAATGTCAATTAAGCCTTGCTCTAATGATGTTTCGTTTAAGTCTGCTTGCGTTGTTAAAGTATTTTTAACTGCTGTTCCACTAACCGTTGAGTGATTAGTTGAGAACAAAGATACAGCATCACCAGAATCAAAATTATCCGTTGAAGGAAGACCTTGAATCAAAGGTGTTACTGCTTTTACTTGTTTCGCATTAGACATAGATCTTGCTAAAGCTTTTGTATATCTAGACGCGAGTCTGTCATACAAATTATCTTCAATCGCTTCTTCAGTGATTGAAAAAGCTAAAGCAATTGTGTCGTGTGTGTAACGTGCAGTGTAAGTTTCTTGTGCTTCATCGTAAGAAATACCAGATCCTTCCACTTTAACGTTTGCGTTTGCAAAACCACTTAACATTACTTCCTCTTCGAAAGCTCTGTCAGATGATTCTGTTGTATAAATTTCAGCGTGCTGATTTTCATACTGTTTGTACTCCAGACCGAATAGTGCATTCAGGCCTGGCTCTAACTCTTTAACGAGTTGTGCTCTTGATATTGCCATTATATGCTCCTATGTTCCAGATCCGACAAATTCGGACAAGTTCTGAACAACTTCTACTGAACAAAAAGCTGCTGTAAGGTCGTTGTTTTCAACTTCCTCAGCACTTCTTAATAATCTCCAAGAGTGTGTTGTTGCATTCGTTGCGCCGATGTCAAGAGTTGTTGTTGATTTACCTGTTGTCGTATTTCCGCCTGTATTAGCAGTTACAGAATACGTTTCCATAAACAATACATGAGCCGCAGGAACATCTGATGCTACCAGAGCATCTGCTGCTATTGTATATTTTTGGAAAGGATAATCATTAACAAACGCTTGTGTGTCTTCACTGTTTGCTGGAGTAATTGTTGCGTCATACCAATGCGCCCAAGTGGGTTTATTAGTAGAAGCTGCTGTATAATAGATTCCGTAGAGAACACCCATCGTCGTAACGGTAGTTGCGCTTTCACCAGTAATCATATAACCGCCTGTCGATTTCATCGCCATGCCGTTAAAAAGATCAACTGTTGCTGCAGAATCAATCCAGTACTGAGATAGACCTTGAGTCGCAGGTGTATTACCTAACGTTCCACTTGGTCTAAACCCAAAACCGGCTGAGTTTCTATTAGCCATGTTTTACTCCTTAGTGTTTACATAAATGTAAACGGGTTAATTTAAATCGATGAGTAGGAATAGTTAAAAAATTAACTTTTCTTTGTACCACCGAAGGTTACGCGAGACTGCCTGTCAACATTGATAGGCATACTCTTATGCTCTTCCCTCATTAAATCGTTTTCAACCGCTTCGTTCTGACCTTCTGCTTGTTTAGCAAAATATTCAGTCCGAGACTTCGCAATTTCTTCGGGTACCCTTGCGAGTACAAGGCCACCAACCCCGATAATCCCCTTGTATTTTCCTTCAGTGACTACAGGATAATCTTGATCTTTATATTCATCGGCTCTCACCAATTCATAACCGGATCTTAATCTTCCAGAGATATTTTTAGAATCTTGAAATCCTAAACTCTCTGCCCGTATCCATCTGTGCCTGAATCCATCAGGTGCAGGGGGTGCATCTAGAGAAGATGGAGGAG